GCTATCGAGAAAGTAGATAGTGGTTATAAAGGTATCAAAGTAAGTTTAGTTGGATCTACTAGAGGTGTTACAAATTACCAATACAAAACAGGTTGGGTAATGTATAATACATGGACTGAGCAAATGTTAGAGTTTCCTACATTCCAACAACATATCGAGTACGATGATCAACAAGTAATTACTAAAGGTGGATTCCCAGCTACAATTAAACCAACATTCAACTACTCATTAAAAGAGTCAAATATTGGTGATATGTTCGTGAATTTACGTTTAGATGTTAAACAAGTTGAACAAGGATGGTTAAAAAATGCCATTATTGGAGCTGTGAATGATGTAGCTAATACATGGGAAGTTGATAGTATATTTGGTCACCGTCAAGCATTTGAAGCATCTATTGTTGCTGAATGTAATGTTCGATTGTCAAAATGGTTCAATGTGTCTCAATTACGTACTAATATTACACCACCTGAAGCATTGCAAGAATCGATTATCGCCAAAACAAAAGCAATTCAACAAGCTGAAGCATCTGAACAACAAGCTTTAACAGCGATTGCTGAAGGTAAACGTAAAGTAGCTGTTGCTCGTGCCGATTCAGCCGAATTGATCATTAACGCATATGCTGCTGCTCAAGCGATTAAGATTAAACAAACACAAATTACACCAATGTATATTGAGTATTTAAAAGCTCAAGCATGGGATGGTAAATTACCAACCACAGTTGCTGGTGGAAATGGTTTGTTTTTGAACTTAAATAAAAAGTAATATGAAATTAGTAGTAATTATTCTGAGTATATTTTTACTAACAAGCTGCGATTGTGGTTGTGATGTAACAAAATATGGTAAACATAAATTCAAAATAGGAGATGTAGTTTATCATAAAATATCAAATAAAAAGATGTTAATTCTAGATACAGTAAGACTAGATTGTGGATTATCTTATGATGTAGTAAACTCCGAAGAAGAACATGATTACTACATTTCAGAAGTTGAGTTAAAATAAAAATATATCCTTTCCGCCTAAAGGAATAGCCCCCGCAAGGGGGCTTTTGTATATTCATCTAAAATTGAGAAAATGGAATTTGTAATTGATAAGAAAAAACGTGAACCCAAAGTACCTGAATTCATAGTGTTAAATGAGTTAGCTCAAGTATTCTGTGGTTTGATAGGTGGTTATCCTGATTTTAGTGATGATTTTGATTTAGCAAAACCATTAGTAAGGTATGAACAAGTAAGAATGATTCAACAAGGGACTTCTTATAAATTAGAGATAGAGTATTTGTAGAAGGACAAAGAATAGTAAAATCGATTTCGTATATTTAAGCAAATAAAGAGAGATGAAAAAATTATTAGGAGTATTCGCCATTGGATTAATTTCAATTAGCTGTAAAAAAGAAGTAACATCACCTTGCCCTGGTGGATGTAATCAAGAATTGCTTATCACCTCAGCAGGAGATACTGCCGATATTGATGCAAATGGGTTTTATCACATTGTTTGGGGTGGACCTAACTACTTCACCATTAAAGGTAAATTATCCGAGTTAGATCCCCAATATGTTATAAACGGTGTTCCATTAATTGAAACTCGATTTGATTCAGATTATTGGGTTATATTTGATACTATTCAAATTACCTCACCTATTTACTCTCCATTAGGTGGTTATAGTACAAATAATTTTACAGGACCTATTGCTGTTGGAAACCAAACATACACCCTACAAAATTTAGGTAATGATCATTTCTACCCAACTAATATTGTAGGATACCAATTAACACCGAATATGTGTTATACTTGTTCATATTTCCCTGATTTGATTGGAACATATAGTAAATACACTTATAAACCACAACAACAAATCTTTTTAGATAATGAAATGGTGGGTGATACTGCAAATATATTTGTTGAAACTATTTTCAATAATGACGTGGGAGCTAGTGAAATGAAAAGATCTCATTTGAAAGTAATTTTTGAATGAGGGAATATTTTTAGTGAAAGAGATTTCGTATATTTAGGCATATTAAAAAAAGAAAAGTTATGAATATTGTAAAAAGAACAACAGGAAAAAGAGGTAGACCAGCTAAAACACAGAATTTAACTCCGATTCCATCAATCATTGATTTCTCACAAATCACTAAATTAAATAAATTAGACATTGATAAGCGAATGCTTGAATCAATGACAACAGGATTATCTGTTATGGATGAATTGTTCTCACATGAAGGTGGTGTACCATGTGCAACAAATATCATGGCAATTGGTGATTCGGGAGTTGGTAAAACAACAGTAATGCTTGATATTTTAGCATCTGTTCAAAACAAAGGACGTAAATGTTTATTTGTTTCAGGTGAAATGGGTCGTAAACAAATGTTTAAATATACAGAACGATTCAAACAATTTGGTGTTGTAGATACATTGTTCACATCTGACTACATGCAATACAATACAAAAGATGTTATTGAGCAAGCATTTGATTTGGGTTATGATTTGGTTTTGATTGATTCAATTGCTGAAATTATTGAAGGTACTCGTGATGATAATGGATGGGATCGTAAAACAGCTGAATCATGGTTAGTTGAGGTTTGTGTTCGAAACAATAAAGGTGAAAACAAACAAAACAAATTTACATCATTCCTATTGATTCAACAAGTAACTAAGTCAGGTGAGTTTGTAGGTTCAAACAAATTGAAACACATGACTGATGCTTTATTAGAAATGCGACGTGAATCAGAACGTGATGGTGGAGGTTGTTTCATGATGTTCAATAAGAATAGAAATGGAAGTGTTAATAAAAAATTATCATTTGAACTCTCAAATAACAAAATCAACTATGGACTTTTAGTAGATGCTTAATTGAAACATCGATATTAAACGGGTTTCATATATGTATAATCGAATATAAAACCTAATTAAATATAATATGGATACTAGAATTTGTAGCGCTTGCAAAATAGAAAAACCCATTACTGAATACCACAAACAAAGTAAAAATAAAAGTGGGTATCAAGGTCAATGTAAAGAATGTATTACTAAATCAGTAATGATTAGATATGAATCCAATAAGGATGAAATTAAAAAACGAACTGTAGAGAATAACAATAAATTGCGAGATAGAAATTATGCTTTTGTTTTTAGATATCTTAAAATGTTTGGTAAATGCGTTGATTGTGGACATACTGACCATAGAGTATTAGAATTTGATCATGTTAGAGGGAATAAATATAAAGGTATTAAAAGGATGTGTGCTGATTTTTCTTCATTAAAAGCTATTAAAGAAGAAATCAAAAAATGTGAACTCAGATGTTGTAATTGTCATAGAATAAAAACCCAAGACACACTAAATTGGAGAATAGAATAACAAAATTGATTACGGAATTTTAGTAGATGCTTAATTGAGGGAATAAGAGATATAAAATAAAATTCGTATATTCAGGTATAAATAAAGAAAGAAATTATGGCTAAAAAGGAAAAAAATATTATTGAGACAAAGTTCTTAAACATCAAATCAAAGTTCAAAGCAGGTGGTTATGATATCGACGAGATGGACACATTAACATGTGATTTAATCGCTCACTTAGCACAATTGACAGACAATGGTGTAGAGGAAATTGAAGGTGTATCAATCGATTTGTATAAGAATAGAGTTTGGTATATTGTTGAGTTAATGGGATTACTCCCTGAATATAGAGATGAAGAAGATAATATTGATGAAATAGAATCTGAAGAAGACGACTACTACAAAGTAGAAGACGAATACTCAATTGAAATAGATGACAGTAAGTTTTATAGATAGTGCGACTTGTGGTGGATCGTCGAATATGTATAACCAAACATATAATATGCAAGGAATATATTCGATTACATCTCCAACAGGAAAAGTTTACATTGGTCAATCAACAAATATAAAAAAAAGACTATACTACTATCAAACATGTTGGAAACATGTTGGGAAACAAAGAAAACTATATGCATCATTTAAAAAATATGGAATTGAAAACCATATATTTGATGTAGTTGAAGAATGTGATTTGGGGATACTAGATGAAAGGGAAATATTTTATATAGATTTATTTGAGTCAACCATAAAAGGCCTCAATATTAAATTAGGTGGACTTGGAGGTAAACAAACACAAGAAACTAAAAATAGAATAGGTGAATCAAACAAAGGTATACCTAGACCCAAAACACCTGAACAAATTGAAAAATTGAAAGGTCAAAGTCGAACAGATGAAACAAAATTGAAAATGTCTATAGCTGGTAAAAATAGAAATATAACATGGGGAGATAAAATAAGTGAAGTTAAAAAGAAAAACCCATACAAATACACTGAAGAAGATAAGGAAAAAATGAGAGCCAATCATGGAACCCCAATCCATCAATTTACCAAAGATAACCAGTTCATAAAAGAATATCACTCAGCAAAACAAGCAGAACGAGAAACAGGGGTTAAAAACGATAACATATGTTGTTGTTTAAAAGGGAAAAGTAAAAGTGCTGGAGGTTTTATTTGGAGATACAAATAAAATTTCGTATATTTCAAGTAAGAAAGAAAGAAATTAAAAAAAGAAAGTTATGTTAGATTTAAGCAATCAAGAGTTTTTAAGCACATCAGAAATTAGAAGTAAAGCATCTTCAATCTTTACAACAACAGCCGCTCCAACGGTTTCAGACAAATTTACCCACATTCCAACCAATCGAGTGATTGAGGATATGGCTCAATTAGGATGGGGTGTTGTAGATGCTAAGCAAGTTAGAGCACGTAAAGAGGGAACGATTGGTTTCCAAAAACATTTAGTTGTATTCCGTAACAATGATGTAGTAATCAATGGTGCAGACGGTGATACAGTATTTCCACAAATTTTATTAACAAATTCAAACGATGGTAAAAATGCGTTTACGTTTACAGCGGGTTTATTCCGAATGGTATGTGAGAATGGTTTGGTTATTTCAACTGAGCAGTTCAATGATGTGAAAATGCGTCACATGGGATACACATTTGAGGAATTGCAAGAGCAAATCCGAGCAATGGTTGAACAGTTGCCTTTGACAGTTGAGTCAATGAACAAAATGAAACAAATCCAATTAACCGATGAGCAAGCTCAAGGTTTAGCTAAAAAAGCATTGACATCTCGTTTCACTGAGGAGCAAATCGATGCATTTAACATTGATTTGGACAAATTGTTAGAGCCAACACGTCCTGAGGATAAAGGAAATGATTTATGGTCAGTGTTTAATGTGATTCAAGAGAAAATCATTGATGGAGATTTTACATACATGGTTGGAACGAAAATTCGTAAAGCACGTAAAGTGAAGAATTTCAAACAAGACATGGAAATTAATCAAAAATTATTTGCAACAGCGGCCGAGTTAATGGCCGCTTAAGCAAAAATAGTCAGGTAAAGTTGGCATCGGCACAAGCAGTTGCAAATGTGTAACCGAGTACAGGTTCGAATCCTGTCCTGACTACAAAATCCTGAAAATACATACGTCCGTTTACGGCTATGGAAGTGGTTGACGGCTCGGAAAGACGAGTAAATAGTCAGGTGGCGTAATGAGGCGTGGTTGCCGAGTCCTATATGGTTGCTTTAAGGTTCGAGTCCTCCCTGACTACAAATAAAGTAAAGCCTGGTGAAGTTGTCAAAGTTGGGTTGAAGCAGAACTATGCATAAAATACATGAGTGTATAATGACAAATGGAATACACAAATGGTAT